CCGACCAATTTATCTTAGTGGTACAGAGTCGAATGGCTCCACAGGAAATTGTGCCCGTAGCTCAACCGGATAGAGCACCAGCCTTCTAAGCTGGGGGTTACAGGTTCGATTCCTGTCGGGCACGCCATAGAAAGCCTGATTTAACTAGCTTCATTATTTTTCAGTGACAAGTCAGTGACAAAACCGCTAAAACTATCCAGCTTGTCGCGCTCTCTTGAGTTGTCCCTTCCGTCGATCCATCTTGAATAAACACGGTGTAGCATTTCAGTGGTTGAATGACCTAATTGGGCAGCTACATATCCGGGTCGCGCTCCCGCATCTAAACTCATGGTTGCGTAGGTGTGCCGCGTTTGCCGTGCGTCCCTATCCCTGATTCCAAGTGCCTTTAATGTTGGCCTCCAGTATTTCTCTACTAGAAAATCAGTATCGGCATAGCCTTTGCCTGTCGATGGATTATTAAATACAGTACCGCCGATCATAAATGTGTACGCTTTCTGCCTTTCAATTGCATCAATTGCGCGGCTCGGTAGATCAACGTCCCTGACTGTGTGGGTTTTTGTGCTTTTGATCTTGGCTCTAACCCTAGCCTGTTCAACCCGGATAGTCCTGTTGTTAAAGTCCACATGCCGCCATTCCAGCGCAATCAATTCTGACGGCCTCAAGCCTGTCCAGAATGCAAACTCAAAGTAATTCACTATCTGCATGTCATACCGTTCACGAAGTTTGCCTAGCACTAATTCAACCTCGAATAGCTGCAATGGATCAGGCTTTGGCTTCTGCACTGAGCGCGTGCCAACAATGCCAGCCAGCGGGAGCGGTATTTTTTCAAATTCAAATGCTTTCGTTAATACCTGGCGCAATGGGATGGCAATGTTATTGTAAGTCTTGCCGCTTATTGGCTGACCTCTTATGCCGATTATCCCGGCCAGCCCCTTTGCAATAGTTTCTTTGTTGAGCGAAACCAGCGGGATTTCACCCCATAGCGGGTAAAAATATCCGCTCAATGCGTTTTGATACTCCTGATACGTTGTTGCTTCGACATTCGGCTTTATCAATTTTAGCCAGTCTTTGCACCATTCTTCAAAGGTAACTGGCTGCGCGGTAGATAGCGCAATCTTTGAGTCAGGGAAATACTCGGCTATGTTCAGCTTGTCTAGCGCATGATCTCGTAAAATCTGATTGCGTATGCGGTCAGCATATTTCAGGTTGGCCGGGGTGGGCAGTATTGATAGTGTTTGCCGTCCATAACCTATGCCTCGCAGGTCGATAAGGATTGATTTTTCACGCGGGAACACCCCTTGGAAGTTGATTGATCTACCCATTTATCGTATTCCTCAAGATTAACTAACATTCGATTATCGTCAGCCCATTTCCACTGCAAACCTTCCGCCCATATTCCGAGACTGATTTTATGCCTCATAGCCTTCTCAGAATAGCCGATTAATTCCTCGGCTCTTTGAAGTGTAACCCAGATTACCGGGTATATTCTATTCATGCGTCACCCCCGCTTGGCTCTATTTTTTTACGTGCCATGATTAGTAAGCCTTTCCGCCTTCTGCCCGGCGATTCTCAATTTTATGATCTGGACGTGTGGAGTTATAAGCCATTTTTTCAGCCATCGCTCCGCCCATGTCCAATCCCATCGCGCCAGCAAGATCGAATATTCTAATCACGGCATCGGCTAGTTCGACCTCAATCATTTTTCGGTGCGGTAATTTGTCGTCCATCAAGTTTTTACGGTGGCCTTCCATCGCCTCAGCAACTTCGCTCACTATCAGCATGAGCTTTTCGCCTACGCAATGAGGGCGACCAATCACATCTTCACCAGTATTAATATCTTTCCACCATCCAGCTTCTTTAGCTGCGCCGTGGCAAAAGCATTGCAGTACATCAACACATGCGTGTATGTCATCTAAGTCAATTTGATCCATGATTACCTTTCATTGCATTACGTGCGTCATTCGAGCCTTCAATATTCGAGTCAGTCATTATCTCTCGCATGGCTTTACGAATCCTTCCAAGCGTCGCCGGGTATCGTTTGTAGTCATCCAGTTTCAATGCGATTGCTACGAGTATTGTCTCCAGCGCGGCATCTATTTTTTCGGTTGGTGTCATGTCAATATCCTAAAATGGCACATCGGAATCTAGGCTGTCCCAGTCTGTTGCTGCCTTGCTTGTCGTTGCTGGCTTGGCTTCTGCTGGCTGCGCTGATTCGGCTGGCTGGCTATCCCCTTTGCTGCCCAACATCTGCATTTCATTAACGATAATATCGGTGGTATAGCGATCCTTGCCTTCCTTGTCCTGCCATTTGCGAGTGGCAAGTTTGCCTTCAACGTAGATCATCGAGCCTTTTTTGAGATACTTCCCGGCCACTTCTGCCAGTCCACGGTAAAAAGTCAGGTTATGCCATTCGGTTTTTTCCTGTTTTTCCCCGGATTTATCTTTCCAATTCTCAGACGTGGCTAATGTGGCATTGGTCACTGCTTCGCCATTGGGCATAAATCTTTGCTCCGGGTCTTTGCCCAGCCGTCCTACTAAAATTACCTTATTTACTGACATGTCTTTCCTTTAGTTGAGTGATTCTTACTGAATGCCTTTGCGTAACATTTCATCAAGATGCGACTTTGCAAACTTCTCTATCAGTTCGCCCACTGTGGTTTGAGCCATGATCGCAGCCATCTTTAGCTTAAGGTGCAACTCCTTGCTGACATTGACGGTAAGCCGCTTGTCACCGGCGGGCGCGTTAAATACTCTTTTCCCTGTTGTCATTTTCCGTTCCCCATTATTCCCAACCCCCGCTAATCGTTAAAAAATCATGCGCGTGACCTCTATCCTTAACCCGTTCAATCGCAGCACGGGTTATGTCCGCCAGCATTGCTTTATTCGCACCGACGAGTGCATTGATATTCAATTCCAACTCAGCGACAAGATCTGAAACATTTGGTAGGTCGTTGTGCTTTCCTTCTCCATTCTCGCTTTGCTGTTTTGACCGGAACCCCTTATCTTTCGGCTCTTTCGGCACTTGCAAAAGACTGGCGCGTGAATTAATGCTTGCCCCTTTTCGACCCATCATTTTCTCTAGCACGCCTATCTTTGTTGTCGGGTATAACTGCTGAATAAGTAAATCGTCGGCTTCCGTCCATCGCTTGACGTTCCATGCAGGTCGTCCAGCAATAAATTTACCACCGGAATGTTTAGAGCTTTTAAATACTCCTATCTCAGAAGCCTTGCTCACGATTCCAGCAATCGTATGGCCGCACGCCTCGACCATATCTTTTGCCTGACTGTTAGGGTACAGGTCGCGCAATATTTCAATTTGCGCTGGAGTCCAGGCAGTCTTAACCATGCTTATGACAGAACAGCGGCATGTTTGAGCTTGGCTTGATGTAAGTCTCTTTCAGCCTTTCCGGTATTGGCACACGACACCATTGCGAGAATATGGCTAGTTGGTCGCGCAGTTCTTGAGTTACGCCTTCAAGGTTGCTTGCACGGTCGAGCAATGCGACTGTCTCACCGTCAATCTTGGGCGGCGGCTGCTTGACTAGCCTTATGCCTGTTGCTTTCTCGGCTAGTATGATGTGCGGAACCGTGACTGGGAAACCAAGCTCATTCGTTGCAGCTTCTGCTACATTTCGTTTGGTATCGTAGTTTGGCAAGCCAACCATGAACCACTGATTTAAATTATGCCGTTGCTTCGGATTTAATATGATTCTCATGGATACCCCTTAAAGTTTCGCTACATTTGAAAACCAGCTGGCCAGTTGCATTCTCATAGCCGCTGCATTTCTGTTTTCAACGGTTAATGAACAATCGGCAATCAATCCCCAAAATATTGCCGCTTCCTCTGCTGTTTCCAGCACTATCGTGATTGGCATAAATGTTTTGCCTTGTTCAATATTCATGTTTCCCCCTGTAGTTAAAGTGCCGAAATTATCGGCGTCAGCGGCGACCAAGTTTTTAAAAATATCCGTGAATCCGCAATGGATATGGAGTCTGTTAAATGGGTACTATTTATTACGGCCAGAACCCAAGTAACCCACACTTACGCCGCCCGACTTGTATCTGCTCGGCTTGGATGTGTAATGATTAAATCTGGCCAACCATTGCTGGGACTATTCATATTTTCCTACCCTTCAAAATTTCACCACATATCAACATCAAACTTTCCTGTGTTCCATACTGCTGTTCAAACCTTCTCTTCCACGGATGCACGCTTGGCGCATACATTCCGCCCGTCTGGTGATGTGGCGCGCATAGCGGTAAAACTTGCATGTGGCATCCTGGCTTAGTACGTCCATCAACATGGTGGATGGATACATTGTGATTAATCCTCCCATCTAATCGGCACGCTATGCAGCCAACTATTTCTGCCAGCTTGTCCCAGTATGTCTTTTCAGATTTAGTTGGATTACTCATCAAACCCATTCAAAATTGAATCCATCATGTCGAACGCCTTATCTTTAAGGTGTGGCCAAAGGTACTTGGCTGCATGTTCGCCTCGCAAAAATCCAATAACCTTGACGTGGAATTCTTGAAACTCCGCATCGTCTGCGCTTTTGTAACTCACACTTTTGGGTATCGGTATAACGCCACCCTTCGGCCCCGCTGCCCACATCACCCACGCCGCCCCGACTTTCAGCCAGTAACGGAATTGCTCGAAGTCATCAAACCGTTCCTGCGCGTCAAATACTGATTGCTTAATCTTCATGTGCCTTCTGTGAAACGGGCCCGACCGAGGGAACACCATTTCTATTTCAGCCATTTCTCCCGGCTCTTTTCTGGTAAACGCCTTCCAGAATCTGCGCCACTTCTTGTCGTCTACTTGAGTAAAACCGCGAAAGCAGTCGAACAAGAATTTACGCACACTCACAAGCTCGGCCTCAGTCGGCAGATTAATGTCAGTGCGCGTGATGGTTATGTCGCTCAAGCGGCTTGCCTCATATTCTCAGATGCTAATAAAATCCAGTCACAGGCGTGGCCTTTGGTTATGCTGTACCGCTCCATAATTACTTTTAGCAGGGCGGCATCGCCGGGATATGCTGGTTGTTGGGTGGCATCTACCACAACCGGATAAACAGACTCCGTCGCCATACTATGTATTTCTGCGGACTTCTCCGATACCGCGACTGTTTCAGTTTCATGGCTTGCCCTTTCTTCTCTGGCGCGTTGCAGATCATCCTGAATGCGCTTGGCCTTTGCGTCTGCCTCGGCCTTATCGGACAATACGGCATCAGCCTTGGCAAGTGCTTCTGCCTCAATCTTGGCTTTTGCTTTGGCTTCTTCTTCGACGCGGATCCGCTCACGCTCTAATTCCAGCTTTGCGGTCTCGGCTACCTTGTGCGCGTCAATTCTTGACGTTACCAATAGCTTGAAATCATCAAGTGGCTTCACGATGATTTGCGCTAGGTCGTTAAACAGGAAACCAAAGCCGGATGATGTTTCCTTGCACCATGCCAGCTTCTCGCGCATGTCCTTCGCTTGTGCGTCTGCCAGAATTTTAGAGTTGGCCAGCAAGGTATTCGCTGAATCGTGCCATGCCTTAATTAATCTCTTGCCCTTCAATGCCGCTGCAAATTCAGGCGCATCGAGGCTTAACCTAATAGGCTTGATTTCAAGCTCAAGCGCGGTGACATGCTCGATGTACGCCATCTTTGCTTCCGTGATAATCGCCAGCTTCTGAGCCTCTTTCTTTTCAGTCACGTCCTTTTCCAGCTTCAAGGCAGTCACCCGCAAATCTTCGTGCCAGGCATCAATCATGCGCGTGGCTTCTCCGATGGTCGTGGCTTGGGCAAGTACCGCATCCTTAACAAGTACCAGCTTATTGCACGTTTCACGGTACAGCTTGGCCGCTGCTTCTGCGTTTGCGTAGTCTTGGTCTGTGATGAGCACAATGCTTCGAGTATTCGCCAGAGATACAGCAAGAGCCGCGCCGAACCCTTCCATGTTGCTGGCTGTGATTTCTCCACGCGCTTGAACGAACAGGGCGGGAAGGTCGGTTATTGCGTCAGCTATTGGCTTTTCTGCTATTTGGGTTGGGACGTAGTTATCAAGATCAACAGCAAATTGCACCCACCCCTGAATGATGCGGTCGCGCAAGTCTTGATCTGATTCGTACCAGACGTGCATTTTTTGCACCAGACTCTCTCCATCCCACTTGCTGGCCATAAACAAGCATTTGGTCGCGCCTGATAGCCATAGCTGCTGTTCCATCTGCACGCGGTATTGCTCAGGCAGTTGGCCTGCCCTTGTAATATCTTTCAGGCTGGCGTTGAGCGTTTTATGCTCGAAGCAAATACCGTGATTAGCCGTCAGGCCGTCAAAGCTGGCCGACAATTTGCCGTTACCCCCAACTTCGGGATAAAGGTCATCACCTATGATTTCTTCTGCCAACGGACGTGCAAGTGCTTCAAACCTGTGTCCGTCATCGAATCTACGCTGTGTCTCTTCGTCGATTTCAGGGTAGATTCCGGTTGCCATTTCGTGCAGTAGCTCGGTGCGCGTCTTATACGGTGAGCATCCAAGCATGGCTGGCGCATCGCTTGCATTAAATTGAGTGCGCCTGTACTCATGCCATTCCGGTGAACCTTGTATTAATTTATGCGTAATCATTATTTGCTCCCTTCGTTTTTAGGTTCCCATGACAGCATTGTTTCTGTCTGTGCCGGGGCGAACTCATATTTTGTTGACAGTGAATTAATTAGGTCGGTTGCAGTTCTTGTCTTGGATTGAACAAGCGACTTCCAGCCCATCTTTTTAATTTCGCCTTGGTCGTCGATGGTGTCCGATGAAAGCTCCTTGAACTTGGCAGAGTCGATGGTCGGTAGTTTCTCTCCTTGCACCTCACCCGGCCTTCCTCCGTAGTTATCGCCTACGTCAACCACAATTCCATCCTCGATGGTTGCTCCACGCCCAGCCTCTGCTGCATGGCTTATTGCAATAGCATTTTGCATTTCCACCGAACAAGGCATGTATTTAAGCACTTGGAGCAGCGGCACTTTGCGGCAATACATTTCCCAGTCACGGTAGCTGTAATGGTTTGTTCCCACTTTGTTGTACTTGTCACGGTGCTTCTTTATCTTGGCAACACTCCAAAGCTCTATAATTGGCATGACCGAATCTTTTACCCACCCTATTGCGTAGGCATGTGTAATGTCGCTTGCATCGTCCAGGTCTGTTTCGTTATGGATAGTCAAGTCGCGCCGCGCACCATCGGTAAATGTGTATCGCTGGTCATTAAAAATAACTCCCGTGAATACAGTGCCGCGTCCGCTTCTTGAAACAAGGTCAACAAGACCTTTCCAGCCGGGAACAAAAGTGCATGTAGTCTTGTATGGTATTAAGTAGCCTTGGCCATTAACGCCAGCCTCTAAACCAAGCTGTCCGGCAGTCATAATTGAAGCTGCTATACTTTTCATGTCGCACGCTTGCAGCTTTGGATTGGTGCTGAATGCCGTCATTGCCAGTCGTGCCATGCGGTCAGCGGTCAAGTGCTTTGGTAGCGCATTAGCGAGTTGCGGCTTTAGCCTGTCCATAAAGCTGCTAAATTCAGCTATTGGGCTTCTCTCCTTTGTAATTGCTGTTGTCATTTTGATCTCCTGGTTAAATTGATTAATTACTCTTCGCTATCCGAACGACTGCCCCTGAATTTCCCATAAAAACTATCCATCGGCTCCCACGGGTCATCGCCTTCAACCCGCTCTTTCTCAAACTCCCAATGTTGATTTAGATAATCCATCAGGCATTCGTAACATGCCGCCTTGTCTGTTGTGGTGCCCGTGCTTCTTGCTGTCCTCAGAACATCCGTAAACTTGCGCCAAAATACATCTCTTGGTATCCCCCGCAACACTTTATCCACGCGGTAAATAGTGCCGTGCGAATAAACATCTTTTCCCAGCGGGTCATATTCATCATCCTGCTCTATATCATCGCTAGGCGACCATCCGGCGTCATGCGCCTCTTCGCGCATTTCTGATCTGCTCATAAGTGTTGTATTCATTTTCGGCTCCTTGTTGGTTAAAGTTTCCATGTGCTACATCACAGCCTGCTTACTTGTCCGGTGCTGCATCGTCAATTCGATATGTCCGGGTTTTATGCTTTGCTTCCTGCCCTTGCTGGGCTGGTATCAGGTCGGTGTTTGAGCTGATGGGTGCAGTATACGTGAACGAATAGACATGTCAATACCCGAATGGATAAATATTCAATATATTTTTACAAGGAGGAATTTTAGGCGAGAAAAAGCCCGGACATGCCGGGCTGGTTGGTGTAGTGCTAGGTTAAATTAGCGAGGGTATCTGTACGGGTTGGTTGATGTGTGGCTGCTTAATTAGCGATGCATATGTACACCAGGCGCTCGTTCCGTTAAATATTACCCCCCCCCCTAATTCGCTGATATATATGGTTTTATCTGGTGGTGGTGTATTTTTGAGTTGTTTGTATTCGATGATACACACCACTTTTCCATCGACACCATGTCCGCAACACGGCTTGTGCGTTGCTTTAATCGACTCCTTTACAGTTTTTTGCGCCCGCACAACCGCTCTCGGCGAAATATACATGACATTAAACACGCTGCGGGGGAGGGTTGTCACGTTGTCCCATTCCGCCGATCTAAATTTGAGCGCTCCTTCTGCTGGTCGGGTTTGTCCGGTTCCAGCCTCCCTTCTGCCCACCCTTCGATTTTCCCCATTATAAAAATACGGTCTTCGCTTTTGAGTTTATTAAGCAAACTCAATATAGCCGCAGTATCTTTGTCTTTTACGTCCTCATCTATTCCTTCGTGTAGCCAAGCAAAGCTAACGTTTGTTGCTATCGCCAGCTTTTGAATAGTCGCTGTCTCAGGCCCCTTTTTGCCACCACCCTTAAGAATCCTGTTTATTGTTGGCTGGGGTATGCCTGACGCACGCGATAGGGCACTTTGGGATTTAAACCCAGCTTGCGTCATTGCTTTGTCAAGTCGGTTGGCGATATTCATATTCTCAGAATATACGCCCCCGTATTGATGAGTGCAATCATCTATCCGTTCAGGTATTGCATATTTATTCATTCGGGTATAGTATTCGGAAATGGAAAAAAATATTGTTGTTCTAATGTCAGAAATTAAGAATGAAACCGGGTTCGACCAGACTGAATTGGCAAAGCTCTTAGGGACTTCGCAGCCAACCGTACACCGAATACTAAGCGGCCAGGATGAATGCAAATTAAAGACGCTACGCGCAATTGTTGATCTACATAAAAAAACGTTTTCATAGATTGCACTGTCCGCCCAATTTAACCGCCAGTCTGTACGGTAACGCACACAAGGAGAATTTAATGTCTGTGACTGAGAAGGTATTTGCAGGTTCGCTGGCGCTGATGTTTTTCGCGGCTCAATGGGCGCTATTTTTTTACGGGGTGGTGCGATGAAAACATATTGCGGTATTTGTTGGAATCAAATAAAGGCTCGGTGATATGGCAGGCGATTGGCTAAAAGTCGAAGTTTGCACTCCCGATAAACCGGAAGTGATCGGCATTGCAGACATGCTTGGTATTGCTCCTGCACATGCATTCGGTTCACTGTTCATGGTGTGGCGCTGGTTCGATCAGCACACCACAGAAGGTAACGCTTCATACGTTACCAAGGTAACGATAGATCGCTTATCTGGTAACGCTGGATTCGCAGATGCAATGTCAAAAGTGGGTTGGCTGACAATTAACAGTGATGGCACTGTTGCGCTACCTCACTTCGATAGACATAACGGCGAAACAGCCAAGCAGCGCGGCTTAACAGCTAAAAGGGTAGCAAAATCAAAGTCGAAAAGTAACGACACAGGTAACGCGCCAACCGTTACCACTGGCGTTAGCGATGCGTTACCTAGAGAAGAGAAGAGAAGAGAAGAGAATATAAATTCAAAAGCAAATTCAAAAGATTTGCCACCGCCTCCGGCGTTGCCCGAAAAAAAAGCAACTCGTTTACCCAAAGATTGGCATTTGCCGAAAGTTTGGGGTGAGTGGGCTTTGGCTGAATACCCGCTTTTAAACGCTGACGACATTCGCAATATGGCTGCGATCTTCAAAGATCACTGGCTGGCCAATGCAAGCAGGGCAACTGGCAAAAAAGACGATTGGCAGGCCACGTGGCGCAATTGGGTTCGCAAGACACCACCGAACAGGGCGGGTGTCCCAAAGCCGGGCAGCATGACCTACCACGAAAAACTATCCGACACGGCAGATCAAATATTTGGGAGAAAGCATGGAACTGGAAACACGGTTATTGACATTACACCGAAGCAAGCAGTTGGAGGTAATCCAGAGAATATTCCAGCGGTTTACGTTGGCCTACGGGCGTAAAGCTCTCGATATGTGGCAGGGCATGGACATGCAAGAAGTCTATGCGGATTGGGCAGACGCATTGCAAGGCAACTCGCTAGGCTCAATCCAGTTCGGCATTGATGTGGCTGGCGATGATATTTCACCTAACCCGCCGACACGAGGGCAGTTCGTGGCCTTCTGCAAGCGGTACAAACCAGTATATGACTTACCCCAAATTGTCCACCGATTAACACCAGATCAAATTGAGGCAAACAAGGCGCGGATTGCGGATATAGCCGCAAAACTCGCAAAAAGAAAAACAGCATAACGAGACAATTTAAAACCATATGTATAAATCACATCCAGCAGCAAATGAGTTCCCGTTATTCAATGCGGCGCGATTGGCCGAGTTATCGAAAGATATTTTAAAAAACGGTCAGCGTGAGGCTATCAAGCTATTTGATAATCAGATTGTGGACGGTCGCAATCGTTATCAAGCTTGCAAGATGGCAGGTGTTGAGCCGAAATTCGACACGCTAACTGGCGTTGATCCTTGGTCATACGTTTGGTCGCTGAACGGTGAACGGCGCGACTTGACCGCTGACCAGCGTTACTTAATCTGGAAATCATGTAGCGAACAATCAAGCGCCTGGCAAGCTGAAAGACAGCGCATTCAAGATGAGGCTAATGAGAAGCGGAGTGAAGCGACGAAGGCGCAACCAAGGGGTGAGGACGGAACAAGGTTGGCTAGTTATCAGGTCGTGCCACACATTGTGGCAGCACCTGGTGATAAGCAAGTAGAAAGAACCAGCGCAGCTAAAGCCATTGCCAGCAAGACAAACAGGGGCGCAGTCGAGCGCATGGACTCGCTATCAAAGGCACGGCCAGAACTGGCAGAACAGGTCAAGGTTGGCACGATCACATCTGCCGATGCACAGAAAATAATCAAGCAAGAATCACTGGCAGCGAAAAAAGAAGAATTACTCAGGGTGTCGCAAAGTGAGCTAGTAGATAACCGCCCACAAATACGGCATTGCAGCTATCGGGAGTTATTTAAAGCCGTGCCAGACCGGAGTATTGATTTGCTGATAACCGACCCGCCTTATTCGACTGATATTGACGACATTGAAGGATTTGTGGGCGAGTGGTTATTTGCCGCGCTGGATAAAGTTAAAAAAAATGGACGTGCTTTTATTTGTATAGGCGCTTACCCAAAAGAGATTGCAGCGTATCTAAATGCGCTGGCGGCGTATGAGGGTTTTATTGTGGATAACCCGCTGATTTGGACATACCGAAATACGCTAGGCATCACTCCAAAGCATAAATACAACCTCAACTATCAAGTGGTGCTGCACCTGTACTCAACAACCAGCAAACCCCTTGATACATCTATCACTAATGAGATGTTTTCAGTGCAAGACATTAACGCACCGGACGGACGGCAGGGTGATCGACACCACACATGGCAAAAGCCAGACGAATTAGGGTTAAGGCTGATTCGTCACGCAACAACAGAGGGCGACACGATCCTTGACCCGTTCGCCTGTACTGGGACGTTCTCAATCGCGGCGGCAAAACTTGGTAGGAGTTCAATTGCTTGCGACATATCGAGAGAAAACTTAAGCATTGCTGAAAAAAGGGGATGCGTTGTCATTTGAGGCTGATTTTAAGTCCGCACAAAACGACTTTGAGCCATTTTATAAACAAGTCTTAACACACATCAAAGGGGATGCGTTGATTAGCGTCGAGGCACACGATAGCAAGCTGGCAAAGATGTTTGACATGCACTCCGGGATAGATGCGGTGCATATGGTTTACGGACAGCTTAGAACGGTTGCATTACGTGTTCAGTGGGTAACAAATTACCGAACTTTCACGATTCGCTACAAACGGAGAAGCGGTGCAATTACTGAGTATGACAAGCGCAAATTTGCCATACATAGCGATAAAGGTTTGCTGTACCCATACCTGACCATCCAGGCTTACTTGGATAAACGCGACAACGCGACGACTGTATTGAGTTGCTGCATTGTGAAAACAATAGATTTGTACCGCTACATCGAGGAAAACTTGAGCAAGTTGAAGACTAAGCCATGCCCAGAGGGTAATCAATTTCTGATAGTCGAGTTTAAGGAGTTGAGCAAGTTTTGCAAGACAGTTCAATTTTAAAAAGGAGATCGAACCATGAGTAGAAATTTCAGAAGCGCGTTAGGTGTTGGACTGGTCGGGATGCTGATGATGTTAGTAATTATATTCGGTGGTTATGCGGTGTTCGGCCTGTTATTCACTGGAATATTGAACATCGAAGCTGGCCTGACCGACCCCGGCGATGGTGTGCTGGTCATCAAAGGAATAACGAAAGTTATCTGCTCTGGCCCGGTTGCGTTGCTGGCTATTTGGGCGATACAGGGATGCTTGAAGTTGGTGGACAGATTGCATGACTGGAAGGCGGGGCGGGTATGAGTCCAGACGCAGAACAAAAGCTATTTGAAAACGATATTTTGATCTGTGGCACGGCGGCAAAGATAGTTTTTACCCGTGCATGGTGGAACCCGATGAGGTGGCTACGCGGGAAATATCATCAGAAGCGGATTGATTTGAATGCGCCTAGAAAGAGGTTTGGTAATGGCTGATATAACGATGTGCATATCAATCAATTGCCCGATTAAAGCTGGGTGCTACAGGTTTACGGCAAAGCCAAACGCATTCAGGCAATCGTATTGTGATTTTAGCGCCCGCATCACGGCTGGGATTCTTGGCTTTGAATGCGATCAGTTTATTAAGAACTACAACATAACGACGTGCGGGGAGGCAAATATGTCACGAAATATTTGCACTAACAACACATGAGCAAACAACTCATAGCTCACGGCCTGTTCGCATTAATGGCAATAACCATCGTCACGGCACTGCTTTCAATCAACGAACAGCGTCACATGCCACTGCCCGGTATGTATTTCACATGCAGCCGGGATCAGGTAGATGCAAATATCCATAACCAGCCGAAGGGGTTTGAGCCTATGTTGGTTAATCATTGTGTGTTGCATAGCGGGGGCGCGTATGAATAGCTGGCTTGCAATGCTATCAGCACCAGTAGAGAAAAAAGAAGTTGGTAGAACTCGAAAGAGCGCAGAAAAAAACGCTTGCAAACCATGCTCGAAATGCGGATCTCCGCAACGCCATATATCCAAAGCAGGGCGAGTTAATTCCACGTTGTGCAAGGATTGTTACAGTGTGCAATGGAGAAAATATGTACATTCATGAAGAAATCCAACGGGCAGTCTTGCCACTCTTAGAAAAATACGATTTGGAATTAATTGATCTGATTGGCGAACTTAATCACGCGGCATGGGAGTTGTCGGTTTTGAATAAAAACGGAATTAAAAAGTTGACTGAAGAATTGAATGGGCAAGGGTGAAACCATGTCGCAAATGCGCACACCGCCGACTATCTCCACCGAAGAAAACGCCGATGTGCCAGATAGCCAAAAATTGGTGCGGATTGCATAAGAAATTAATGGGAGAGGGTACGGGTACGGATAGGGACTTGCAAGCTGCCAAAGGTTGCGCTGATTGGACGGATAAATTTAACGAAGTTTGGGAGAGGATGAGATGAAACACTTTATGCAGTCCGTGAATAGCTGTATGCAATGCAGGAACTCGATTAAGCGCAGCCTGGACGTGAATTATTGTGGCGCACAGCCTGGCACTTTGGCGAAAATGGAAAAAATATACATGCAGAACAAAGACGGCTTAACCGAGACATGCCCGAAATGGCCGGAAGCGGTCGAGGTGGCTGAATGACAATCAGCACACCAGCCAAATTACCGCCGATGTTGCAACAGAGTTTTCTGGATTTCCGCAATGAGTGCCGGGCAGCAGGACAACCGCAAAATGATTACGTGGACAGCATGATATACGTTGGCTATGGCCTTTGCTGGAAGGATTTAAAGCCACTGTTTGAGGCATCGCATAAGTATTTGGATGCAATGGCACGTCACACACAAATAAAACAGGCAGACGGTGGCGTGCTGCTTTTGTTGGCAGAGATTGGGGAGCTGGTGGCACATGGAGATTAGCACATTGATAGTCCAGCCACATCGCAGGACATGGGATATGTGTCCCCGCGTCTGCGTAACCTGTGGCGAGACTCATGCGCTAGGCCAGCCAACGCCAAGCGGGCGAGAATGTGAACAGGTACAGCCGAGTCGCTACGTTCCGGTCTTTTCGGATGTTACGCCAAAAAGAGGGCGACCAGCGAACGCTATACCCACTGCCCGCACCTGCAAGATGTGCGGTGTAGCAAAAGCAGTTGACCAGTTCAACGGTTTGCATTCGTTCCGCTGTATGGCCTGTTGGGAGGAGGTGAAAGCGCAGTCCGTTGTGAAACAGCAATTGCACAACGCAACGTGGCGTGCCAACAACGCGGAGAAGGTAAAGGCGATTAACGCGAAGGGCAATAAGCGGTGGCGGGAGAAACAGAAACTTAAAAAGGCGGCGAAATGAGCAAAGGACTGGAAGGCGCGGCGACTATCGTGAGAAGTTTCGAGTTGATTCAACCAGGGCATCCGACGTCCATCTCGGTTGGCGAAATGTCTAATGGAAATATGTGGATTAAGGTAAAAACAAAGCGTGCTGACGTAGAAACGATAGAGACAGGCATGGTGCTTGGGTCAGTCGCGTTTAGTTTACTCAGCGAAGCGATGTTCCGCGCAGCGCATGATGAATCAGTATGGCAGGTAGCGAGGGAAACGCACATGAGTAAATACGGCGGGTATGAACGTTGGAACCAATGGCCTGACACGGAGAATGAAAATGATAGATAAAGCTAGGGGAGAGAGATTGAAATTGGAAACGATTGAGCAGAAAACTTACAGGCTTGGGAAACTTACGATACCAGCATGGGACAGGGATGCTTTTCCTACGTTTGAAGAATCACTCGAAGATGATTATTTTATTTCAGCCTGCAAGATGATTGAAATGGCAATCGCAGAAGAGCGCGAGGCGTGTGCAGAGGTATGTGACGCGCTTTTGAACCCAGCACATGATGATGATTGGAACTGCGAACGCATACCGCGCAAAGGCAAGCGCCTCCAATGGACTGGCGAGAACAGTCTGGAAGTAATGGCGTTTCTGGCACGGCACAGAATGATCGGAGAGCTGTTTCGAGAAGGCCAGCACATTATGATCTACCGTGAACAAAGCTATTTCGACACCCTCGACCGTGGTATGTGGCTCCTTGAAGGAGAGGATAGATTAGTCAGAATATATACCGACGATCAGAACGTCTTGATGTACCGTGCGTTGAAAGTGCCTGAATGAACATCGAACTGCCCTATCCAGATAAAGTACTTTCACCAAATAGCCGTTGCCATTGGGCGAAGAAGGCTAGTGCGGCTAAAAATGCCAGGGCAATAGCTTTTTATATAGCTAAAAATGCAGACAAAACAGAATTTGCTGGTTATGAGAAACGGCTGCATCTATGGATTGATATTTACCCCAAGACTAAAAACTATCCAGACGCAGACAATATGCTTTCGTCCCTAAAGAGCGCACTTGATGGCATTGCTGATGCGCTAGAACTGAATGATAGGCGGTTTATCCCGCACCCTTTCGTGAAAGATGAGACACACAAAGGCGGCAGGGTGGCGATCAGAATAACGAAGGGCGCGGATTGAAGGACGACCCAAACGAATGGTTGCGGAAGCTGGTAGGCGATAAGCGGGTAATGGTCAGGCGAGAGGAAAGCAGGGCATTACCATCATGGCAGTACGGCGACCCAGCGGACAATCTGGACAGAATCAGGGCGGAACGGAAAGCGGAAGAACGTAGGTTAATGAAGGCAAAAAACGGAGGCAATCATAGATGAATTATAAAAAATGGGTTCCATCTGACGCTTTGGTGGCATGCGAAGAAAAACTGAAGGAGCTTGATAAGATATTAAACCCGCTTAACCTTGAGCGGAATGCCTATTTGCTACTAAGAGCCGACCTTACAGTAAAAGAATCGAAGCGTTTATTAAGTATTGAATGGAATATTTGGATAGGAAGCCCTATTGAGGTCAGGTTTAGTACGGGGATGCAAAGGTTGATATATGACGGAATAAGGGAATATGACGGAAAACTACAATTTAAATCCATACTTAAAAATGGCAGGCCTTCAAAGTGTCAGACAGGTGATTCAGTGCATATTCAATTTTGTAATCCGGTGTTTAAATAATGAACACAACACATGGCGGAAGAGCGGCGAAAGAAGAAGAATAATAAATGAATCAATCACTCGTGCTATATTGTTGATAAGTTACTTCAATAAAGGCGCTCAATGACCGACCAAGAAATTTATGAGATTGATTTCAGATTAATAAATTGGGAACGTTGGTACAGAGATAGTAAGATTAAAGGCCGATGTAAAAGCATTGAGCATAGATACAATTACCGCAGCGACAAGATGGATGGCGAAGAGGTTGTAATTGGAGAGTCTGCCCCGGCGTACATGGAGGCTGACGGTGCAGACGCGGCAAAGGTCAATCGGGCATGGCAGGCATTGCCAAAACTTAACAACAAACTGATTGCGGCGCACTACGACAGGCGCAAGAATAAGCGCAAGGATGCATGGAAAGATACTTGCAGACTGTTAGGTATTAGATTTTCAGAGTATGACGTGACCTTACTAAGGTCGCAACAGATGGTATTTAATCTGCTGAGGTTTTATAAATGATTTAGCTATTGCATTCTTTTCGTGGACATGATAAGCTTAACGAAAGAATTGTAGCAAAGTCTTGTTTTCGGTATTAATGGTTCCCTTGCGGGAGCTTCTGTACGGGAGAAAGAAAAGAAGCCGACATTTAACCGTGTCGGCTTTTTGTTTGGGCTGAGGATATTAAATGATGATTCCAATCAAATCTGGTCAGGGTTTTTAATCGCAGTTATCTCAAATGTATCAAATTCGGTAAATAAATAATGGATATGAATATGGTGCAGGGTGGCGATGCAGAAATGCCGGGCATGGAGCCTGAAAACAAAGTAACCATCGAGAAAATGCCGGATGGCAGCTATCAGGTAGAGCAAGGAGCCGACCCAATGGCTGAGAGCGCGGAGGGTGGCGAGACTGGGCAGACATTTCAATCAGCTCAAGAAGCCTGTCAAGCAGCTATTGCATTATTGGATGGCGGTGGGAATCCAGAGGCTGAAATAATGGATGGCTACAATGGCCCAAGCAAACAGATGAAAAAAGTAGGCGTTAAAGAGGTGTTCGGAGGATGAGTATAGTAAATATCAGATTAGCAGATACAGAGGATGGCTTAACTGTTGCAGTTCAAATAGACGTTACTGGCTACGATAGTGAGTCGATTGCTGTTGCGTTGGGCGAAAGAGTGCAAGATTTTTTAAATGGCATGATCGCAGAGGCGAACAAGCAAGAACCAGAGCATCCCCTTTTACCGAAAAAAGAATTGATATTGCCGGATAGCCTGACTCACTAAGATGTCAGCCAAGGTAAACAAAACGATTGCAGCGCGTCCTAGTAGCTTAAAAAGTAAGCAGAATGGCGCAAAGTGGCATTAACAGCCAAACAGTTGAAATTTGCCCAGTTGATTGTTTCTGGCATGAAACAGATTGACGCATATAAGGGCGCGTACAACACGGCCAGCATGAAGCCTGCGACTATTGTTAATAGTGCATATAAGCTCATGCAAAACGGCGACATCGTGGCGAGAATCGAAGAGTTGTCCGCAAAGGTGCTGGATAAGGTCGTTGCGGATATAGCAATCGACAAGGCATGGGTCATAGGCAAGCTGGTTAAGATCGTTGACCTGGGCATGGCTATTGAGCCTGTTGTTGATAATGCTGGTGGTAACAACAGTGGCGAACTAAAGACGACGAATCTGGCCGCATCGAATAAGGCGCTAGAGTTAATCGGCAAGGAGCATGGCATGTTCGTCGACCGCAAGGACATCAAATTGACTGCTGTTAGCGAGATGAGCGATGAGGAATTGGATGCGATGATCGCTCAAAAAGCAAAAGAGGCTGGCATATCTCTAAAATAGCGTGCCTGTTAGTAACTTCTAGTCACAGCCCGCATTTTCTGGCACTTAAAAATAAATTAGGCGGATTCAACTCTGAAGTGCAACTTTTGTAAGCGAATTTAGGTGGCGAGCTGCGTTAACATCGAGCCACTTAAACGACCAAGTAAAAGGAGCACAGATGAAGCAATACACGCAACTCGACCAC